ATGATAACGTTGGAAGAAGTTAAATCGGGGACCGCTGACATTATAGACTTGCTAAAGCTTAATGCGTTGCTTGATATGAAGGCGGCAATGGAACAGCGCGCTATGCAGGAGCAGCAACAATGAGCGAAGATATTGAGGAAGTCTTTAAAGATACAGCAGATTTCTTTGAGGCGTTGATATCTGATGATAAGATACTCCAGCTTAACTTTGAGACCTTACTGTTGGATGGGAAGACGCCTTCCATGTCTAGGGTATTGAGGGATTTGAAGGGTGCTGAGGTCGTGATAGTGGTGCGCAGCATCTAATGGCGGTTGTCCGAGAACTTGTAACTGTATTAGCGACTCAGTTTGACTCCAAAGGGGTCCAACAGTATGAGTCTGCTATACAGCGGATCAAGACGACAGCCGCTGGCCTGGCCGGAGCGCTGGGGATTGCCTTTGGTGCTGAGAAGATATATGAGTTTGTCGAAGGGCTGATCGCTACCGGCAAAGAGATTGGCAAGATACAGAGGCAGATAGAAAACGTAGCAAGGCCTGCCGATGACGTCGCTGCGGCTATGGAGCGCACCTATGAAATAGCCCAGAGCATAGGCGTCGAGTATACCAAGGTAGCTGATACGTTCAGGGACTTCCTACAAGACGCGCAGGACTCGGTATTAACGCAAGAAGAATTGCTGACCGCTACTTCGAACCTATTCAAGGCTATGCGGGTTGATCGCCTGGATGCAGAGGGCGAGGCTCGACTTGGCGCTATTCTCCAGCGCATAGATGTAATGGGTAAAGCCAGTCCGCGTATGATTGGCATGCTGCAGAACACCTCTATGTCTACCTTGCGCTTGTTAATGGACTACTTCAAGACCAATGAGGATGGTCTGCGCCAGCTTGCCAAAGACGGCAAGATTACCTATGATGAGATAATGAAGGCTTTAAGCACAGGCAACGCTGAGCTTGAGGACCGCTTTTCTAAATTGCCTTGGACACTCGGACGTGCCTGGAACGTTGCTTACAATGCAATGGCCAAGGGTGTTGCCTCGTTTGTCAAAGAGACCAAGATATCAGTCTTATTAGGCACCGCCCTAATTTACGTAACCAATAAGCTCATTGACGGGTTCAAGGCCTTCTTTGATGCTATCGGTGGGGTGAGGCAGGCAACAGAACTGCTGGGTATCACTCTCGCCGTTGTTCTTGGCCCAAGGCTTTTGGCCCAGCTGGCCTATCTGACAGCGGCTACTCTCACCTGGGCCAGGGCTTCCTGGCGTGCTATGCTCCCTTGGACAGCAGCGGCGCTTGCCATTGCCGGTGTCGCTATTGCTATCCAGGACCTGGTCTACTGGATACAGGGCAAGCCAAACCTGATCGGGACGTGGGTAGGTCCATTCGAGGATTTGGCAGAGAACTTTAAAGCGCTAGATATATTTGCTGGACCTAGGCTACTTCAAGACCTGGTAACCGGCAATTGGAGCGCTGCGCTAAAGGATTTCAATACCTTACTCGAGAGCACGCAGGCGCAGCTATTTGTCATTATTGGATTAGTTACGGGTATAGGCATTGCTTTTCTTGGTTGGAGGCTATTGAAGTTTAGTGGCGTTATTGGTGGATTGAATGCTATCAAAAATGCACTAACAGGAGTTAAAGCAGAAGCTGGCGCAGCTAGAGCAGCTATTGAAGGAGGAGCTAAACCAGGAGCAGCGGCAAGACCCGCAGGAGCAGCTGAACCTTTTGGTCCGCCAACAGCACCACCAACTAAATTTGGTGGTGGACAGAGCAGTCTTGGATTTGCATTGGCTCTTAGTTGGCCAATGGAATATTTGAATAAACGCCTTCCTAAGATGAATGATGCGGCGGCCAAACAGATTGATGATTTTATTGCCAACTTTAGTATATCCCAAACGTGGGGTGGTCTTGTCGATTGGAGTAGTAGATTTATCAAAGGTAAGAGTGAAGAAGGGACCCCAAGCAAAACGCCAATAACTGATTTCAATAAAGGATGGGGCGTTACGCCAGGAGCAATAGGTCCAACTTCGATGAATAATAGCAATAATGACAATAAGCAGATCACATTTAACCAGAGCAATTCCGTCAGTGTCCAGGTCCAGGATGACGCTGCTATCGCCGACAGTGTAACCAAACGTATAGCTGATGCGACCAGGGAGATGTTCAGTGGAGCAGCGAGAGATTTGGGAAGATCGAACCCGCGAACAGAGGCTGCAATCGGTTAGGTGGAGATGCATTAGGCATGGAATATATTACTCCGGCTTTAACTGCAAGGAGTGTCTCAAATGGGATACTACCATATGTGAGGGCGTAGGAGATGGCGCTATTCGGGCTGTTCTTTACCAATCAGCTTAGCCAGTTGGGATATCTCTCCCTCGACGTGTTGACTACCGAGACGCTCACTTTGCCGAGTGACGTGACTAAGTATCCAATTGAAGATGGTAGCGGGGACTTCACGGATCATATCACAGCGCATAATGAGGAATTGAAGATAACAGGACAGATATCCGCCTCCAGTAGTTTTGGGATGGAGTTTGGTCCGCTCTGCTACTCCAAGATGATTGATGCCATAGACCAATTGCGAAGTATGCACCAAGAGAGGAATGTATTTACGATTATCACTGGGCTAGGTAAATACGAGGACATGGCCTTTACTGATCTATCGATAGAGCGGTCCGCGTCTGGCTCTGGGGGCCAATGGTTGACTATTAATGCCGGTCTTAGGAAGATTATCAAGGTAACGCTCAAAACGACTGAGCTACCTCCTGATGAAAACAAGACGTCTGGGTCTGCTAAGGGCAAGTCAGGCAAGACCGAGAAGAAGACAGGTAAGGGCGGGCAGTCGAGTGAGGCGCCCCCACCAAGCGTGGCCAGGAGAATAGGCAATAACACGGGAATAAAAGGCAATCTGCCCAGCACTCGGTCTGAGGTAATGGGACCGCCTGTAGCTCCAAAAGTTAAAGCGATCCAATATGTTCGTGCTTGAAGTATTAGACTTGAATAGCCAGTCGCTGGAGGCAGACCTAGATGGCCTATTGTTCTACATTACTCTGGATTGGAATGATGCTGGTCAATATTGGTCCATGGGCATTCGTAATTCATCTTACCAAACCTTGATCGATGGCATCAGCGTATCGGCTAACTATCCTTTGACCTGGCAGTTTCGCTATGCCGACATGCCTCCAGGGGAACTATTCGTGGCGTCGGATAAGGATAGGAGCGGCCCAGTTCCACGAGATGGCTTTGTGAGTGGTGACTATAAACTGGTGTATGAAACCTACGCTGAGTTGGTGGCTCTTGGTGTGATGCCTGGATACGGGGAGACGTCGCCACTTGTTGTTTGACAGAACATATCGTCTGCTGATTGGGAAGAAGGGCCAGAGTCAGGGTATAGAGATTGCTGACTCGCTACGTATCCAGTTTGATATCGAGAAGACGAGCAAGAAAGACCCAAATAAGAGCACGATCAAAGTTTATAACTTGGGCAAGACTTCTCGAGCCGAGATAGAGAAGCCGGACACCAGAGTAGTGCTATACGCTGGCTACATTGAAGAAGGTGGACCAATACTGATATTCAAGGGTGGTGTGGATTATGCTTGGTCAAAGAAAGAGGGAGCAGACATTATTACGGAATTTGAGCTTGGAGATGGCTCGCAAGAGATACGCGATACGACAATATCGGTGGGATATGGTAAGGGGATTAAATCTACACAAGTTCTTAATGACGTTGCGAAGAAAATGGGATTGCCGTTGACCCTTCCGAGCAATGCTCCGGAGCGGTCGTGGAATAATGGGCTATCTTACTATGGCCCTGCTAGGACGCTGCTTGATAAAGTGGTCCAGGGGACTGGGCTTGAATGGTCGATCCAGAACGGCAATCTGCAAGTCATAGAGAAAGGCATGGTGACCACCAGGCAGGGTGTGCTGATATCCCAGGAGAGTGGGCTGGTCGGAAGTCCGGAGCGGGAGCGGCTGTCCAACGCTCATACACACAAGCAGAAGAAGGGTGAGAAGGAGACCGGACCGCCTATCGTTGAACCTGACTATGACGGATGGAGGGTTAAGACGCTGCTTATGCCGTCCCTAAATCCTGGGGACAGGATCAAACTAGAGGCACAGTTTGTGACCGGCGTTTATCGCATCGAGGAGATTAAGCACAACGGCGACTATGACGCCTCTGGTGAGTGGCAATCGGAATTGAAGGTGGTTGATCCCAAGAAGCCTATCGACGAGAAGAAGTCATCCAAAGGCGGTAAGGCTGCTCGGGATAAGCCTGAACACAAGACGGGATATACCGATGATCTTGAAGACCTGGTAGAGGCGGGCGGATTAAATGCTTAATCTCAATCTGACTGAGTTTATTCGTCGCGAAGTAGAAGTCCACATGGGCAATGCTGTTAATACCAACATGCCCGGTAAGATCGTGAGTTATAATGCTGCTACCAATAGGGCTGTGGTCCAGGTGGACCTGCCAAAGAGGCTTGCCAGTGATGAGCCTTTGGAACCTCCCCAAATTGTGGAAGTCCCCATCGTGTTTCCAGCCTCGGGTGGTGGTAAGGCAAGCATGACCTTCCCCCTTAAGCCTGGGGATGGCGTGATGCTTGCTGTTCAGCAACGATCATTGGAGGGATGGTTAGATGGCAAAAATACCATGCCGGATGATCCTCGACAATTCGATCTTTCTGATAGTGTCGCTATTGCTGGTTGCCAGCCTGCTGGGACTGTTGGACACAGCGATAATGTGGTTCTCAAGTTTGGCGAAGCATATGTCACTCTTAAGCCAGACAACAGCGTCACAGTAGGCAACGCCAAGGGGTTTATTGCTATAGACGCTGCTGGTAATATGACTTTGAATGCTCAGTCGATAGCTGTGCAGACTCC